TCCGGCCACGCAGATTGTGAAACCCGTGTTTTCTTGGGAGCCGGGCGTGATGTGGCGTGAAGGCCGTGAATACGCCATCACCGTGCAATGCGACATCATTGAAGGCTTGCAAGGCGCCACGGTCACGCAGCAACTGCTGCCAGACCTGAAGAAGCTGGAAGCCAAGTGGATGGAAACCGACACCCAGTCATACCGCATTGAAGTGGCGGGCGCGGTGGAGGAAAGCTCTAAAGGCTCTAGCTCCATCTCGGCAGGCATGCCCGTGATGTTGTTCATCACCTTTACTTTGCTGATGCTTCAGTTGCACAGCTTTAGCCGTGCCATGTTGGTGTTTTTGACCGGCCCGTTGGGCTTGGCTGGCGTGGCCGGTGCTTTGCTGGCGCTGAACCGCCCATTTGGTTTCGTGGCTTTGCTCGGCGTGATTGCCTTGATGGGCATGATCCAGCGCAATTCGGTCATCCTGATTGACCAAATTGAGCAAGACCGTGCCAGCGGCGTACCCGCCTGGGAGGCGATTGTCGAATCGGCTGTGCGACGCTTGCGTCCCATCGTGCTCACGGCGGCGGCGGCGGTGTTGGCCATGATCCCGCTCACACGCAGCGTGTTTTGGGGGCCCATGGCCGTCGCGATCATGGGCGGCTTGATGGTGGCCACCGTCTTGACGCTGCTTGCCTTGCCCGCTATGTACGCGGCGTGGTTTAAGGTCGAAAAGCCGTCTAAAATGCAAGGCTGACCGATTTCAAGCGGGTGGTCTACCCTGACCACCCGTTGTTATTTAGAAACCCGCGCGGGTGGCGAAATTGGTAGACGCACCAGGTTTAGGTCCTGACGTCCGCAAGGATGTGCGGGTTCGAGTCCCGCCCCGCGCACCAACCATTAAAAACGGTTGAATATCGGCGACTGATACTGAGTCGTACATTTAAGCCCGCAAGCCCCGTGTTTGTGGGCTTTTTTGTTGCTTATTGATAGTGTCGAGTCGCACGCACTAGCGCTCAGTTTGGCCTAGTATTACACTGGTCTCCCGCAGAAATCCCGCAGCGTGCGGGATTTGGAGAACCACATGGCTTACCTCAGAAAACTCAAAACAGGATGGCGCGCCCAAGTCGAGCGCAAGGGCGTGCGCAAGTCCCAAATGTTTGCGACCAAGGCCGCCGCCGAACTTTGGGCGGCCCAAGAAGAAGCGGGCATATTGAAGGGGGCCAGCGGTGCATTCCCCGACAAGACGCTGGCCGACGCTTTCGACCGCTACGAGTTGGAGGTCTCCAAGTACAAGCGCGGTGCCCACGCCGAAGCCCTGCGCTTCAATGCTTGGCGCAAGAACTTTCCCAAGCTCTGCGCCAAAGTTCTTCATACCATCACCCCTGACGATATTGCCCAGTGGCGTGATGCCCGCAGGCAAGCAGTCAGTGACTCATCCGTGGTGCGCGAAGCCGCCCAGCTTCGCAACGTTTGGACGGTCGCAGCAAACGAATGGGGGTGGTGCGGTGACTCATCACCTTGGACCAAGGTAAAGATGCCACGCAAGGCCCACGCACGCACGCGCAAGACGACGTGGCAAGAGGTCAAGCGCCTAGTGCGCCACATGGGGTACGTCACGGGCAAAGCCCCGAAGACGCCGCAACAAGAAGTTGCATGGGCATTCATGGTGGCGCAGCACACCGCAATGAGGGCAGGCGAGATTCGTGGCTTGACGTGCTCGACCGTGGACCTCACCAAGCGGGTGGCCACATTGAACGAACACAAAACAGTTGAGAGGGAGGGGGTGCGCTTCGTGCCTTTCACCAAGAAGGCAGAGCGGCTTTTGAGAGTGCTGGATGCTCAGGCCAAAGAGCTTGGCCGGGCCGAATATTTCACAATCAGTGCACAGTCACTGGACGTGCTATTCAGAAAAGTGCGCGACCGCATATTGATTGATGACTTGCATTTTCACGATAGCCGCGCTGACGCCTTGACTCGACTATCCAAAAAGATGGATGTCATGCGCTTGGCCAAAATCAGCGGGCACCGTGACTTGAATCAACTGTTGTCAGCGTATTACCGCGAGACAGCAGCCGACATCGCCGCAACTATTTGAGCCCGGCCCAGCTCAAGATGTCGTTGCGTTTCCACTTCTTCAAGCGCTGAGACAAATCCAAGGCTGGCTTGGGAAAGTCAGGCCGTTTGATGATGCGAGCAACGCAATGCGCGCGTGACACGCCAAGCAAGTTGGCGATTTCTTTGGTGCCCATGAGTTCCGTTAAAGTCATTTTGTTCTCCTTATTTTTGTGTGCATGTGTGGGTGTGCGGCTCATCAACTTTGAGCCAAAACACTTCGGCGCAGTCAGGGCAAGTCACCTTTGAGCGCTTGCCAAAGATGCGGTCCATGCCTTCGCTGAAAGCGTCGTGATTGGTTGGCCGGGTGGCAGAGCCTTTGCCTGCCTCGCGGTTTTGAGTTGGTGTGTTGTCTTCGCTCATAGTTGCCCTTGTGTCCCAGCGCGGCGCTCTGCGCGCAATGTGTCGCGTGATTTGCCCATGTTGAAAACGCTGTTCATTGAAAACAATGCGTGGCGTTTGCGGTCATAGCGGCGGCGGGTTTCCAAATCGTTTGGCTTTGGCTTCTTCGCGTCATGGCGCTTGCCCACGTAGTAGATGGCACGCGGGTATCTGCGCTGGCTTTCGGCATCGTGCGTCCAGCCAGTGATGTAGATTTGCTTGCCCATGCGTGGCGTTTCTTTGTGAAGGCGCGACAAAATGGCGGCGATTGATTCCTTGTCAACGCCCACGGCTTCTTGAATTTCGGTGCGCGTCATTGGTCCGAGCTCGCGCAGCTTTTTGAGAATGCCTTTGGTGATCTCACCGTACTTGGCACGCATTACACAAACCCCTTGTGGTCGGGTGCTGTCCAGCCTTTGGGCCAGTCAGCGGTGCGTTTGAAATTTCTCATGTTCTTTTTCTCAATTAGGTGGGCCACCAAACTGGCACTGTGCTCAGGCGGAATTGCCGCCAGCCCGGTGGCCCTTATCACTTAGTCGCCCTTGGCGTATTCGCCCAGCATCACGGGCATGGAGTTGCCCAGCGCATCACGCATGAGGTTGGCCAGCTCATTGGCCATTTCTTCTTCATGCACTTCTTGCTTGACGATTCGCAAGGTGATTGAAGGCTTGTCGTTTCCAGTCAGCACACTCAAGCGCAAAACAAAGTGGCGCACGACCAGCTCTTTGTATGGGTTGCAGGTGAAATAAATCACGGTTGGGATTGGGTCTTGGCTGGTTGCCTGCACTGACTCAAACGCGCTTTTGCTGGCGCTCAACGATTGCTCGCTGGCTTCAATCTTGCGGCTTGATTCGATGGTCAATTTGCGCACGGCAGCAATGGCGTGCTTGGCTTTGACTTCGTTTTCGTCCGTGAAGAATTGCAGGTTCTCGGCCCAGTCTTCAAAAAACTCGGCAACCATGGATTGCGACAAGGCGCGGCCTTGAGCGGTCGCCAGCAGTGCGGAGTAGGCAGCGGTGCGCTTGAGTTTCAAGCGGGCTTTGTTGTCGGCATGGCCGGGCAGTGTGGGGGTGCCAAGGTTGAGCACGGCAACGGCTGTCATTTCTTCGGCGTCAATGAATACCGCTGCGCCTTCTTCTTGGTTGGTCGTGGCGTAGGTGGCAAAGTCCTTGATTGCGAGCGTTGACATAAGGCCACGGATGCGGCGACGGTTTGGAAGGTAGGTTTCCAAGTCGTGCTTCTTGAATCGCTCGGGCAGGGCCACCACGGCAGCGGTGCCGATTGTTTTTTTGAATGCGTCGCTGGCTTGGTAAATACCAGTGCCTTCGTTGATTGCGTCGATTGCTTCTTTGTTCAACATGGTTTTCTTTCAGAGTTTCGACTTAGGCGATTTCGCCTTGCTTGCCAAACAGGGGGGCTTGGGCAATGCTCATTGCGCCGCCTTTGCCAACGTGCATGACGGTGGAGGTTTCGATTTCTTCGCTTTGGTTGCCCATTGAGGTGGGGTTGGCGAACTTGACGCCGTGCACGATGCGCACTTGGTGTGTGCCCGGAATCTTGAGCACTTCAAACGACACGGACACTTTGCCCTTGCGCTCATGGTCAACCACGGCAGCGGCGACGCGTGAGAGCGCGGTGGAGAGCATCACCTCGAATTGGCCACCGTCCAAGTCGGTGATGAATTCGGCCACATCGGTAGCGGCGGTTGATGGGCGGGTGGATTTGTTTTTCTCTGTCATGGTCTTCTTTCTGAGTTACTGGATTTGCCAAAGGGAAACCGGGTTGCAGTGCACTTTGGGGTCGGTGGCTGTTGTCCAGCCTTTTTTCACAATCAGCTTGGCGCGAGCTGCGCGCAGCATCACGGAGCCCCAAGCACGTTTGTCGGGTGGTGTAACCAGTCCATGAAACTCAGCATGTGAGCGGACCAATTCGCTTGTGATGAACTCGCCTTGGCCAAGCAAGACGACCAAGTTCTTGAGCGCGATAAACGCGTTGTCTGACCAGTTGGCGTGCACGCGGTCTGCATGGTTGATGGCGCGTTCAATGCCGTGGTCACGTAATGTTTGAGCTTCATTCATGGTGGTTACTCCGTGGGTTAGAAGGGGATGTCGTCGTCCATGTCCTCAAAGCCGCCGCGTGCGGGTGTAGAGGGCTGACGTTGTGGTGCTGGCTGACGTGGTGCGGCAGGACGGGCATATCCGGCGTTGTTGCCACCGCCTTGGTTGTCGTCGCGTCCACCCAAGAGTTGCAACTCAGTGGCCACGATGTCGCAGGTGGGCTTTTCAACGCCAGTGTTTTTGTCGGTGTAGACGCCGTACTTCAAGCGGCCCTCGACGTAGAGCGGGCGACCTTTCTTGACGTACTCGCCAGCAATCTCAGCCAAACGGTCATAGAAGGTGATGCGGTGCCATTGCGTGTCCTCAATGGTTTCTCCAGTGGACTTGTCTTTGCGTCGGCTGGATGTGGCCAAGCTGATATTGGCGACGGCTTGGCCGCTTGGTAGGTAGCGCACTTCGGGGTCGCGGCCACAGTTGCCGACGAGGATGACTTTGTTAACGGATGCCATGTTTTTCTTTCTTATGCAGCGCGAGCGGCAATGCTTCGTTCTTCTTTAGCCAACACTCCGGGGTAGAGCTGGCCAGCCTTTTTGAATGCGCGGGCTTGCGCACCCAAAAACTTGGTATCAGCGGCAATGCACTCAATGGGCGCGGTGCCATTGGCCACGGCCTTGATGAGCGCCATGAGGTCGGTGACTTCTGCGCTGAATGTCGAGCGGGTGCTAATGCCTGAGACCTTGGCAGGCGCTTCGATGGTTGGGGTGATGCTCACGACGTTGGAGGTCATCACGGCTATTGCGGCTTGTTCTTGTGCGTCATTGGCGGCCTGCATTGCTAGGGTGGCGGCTTGTGTGTCGCCAGCTTCGGCGGCGGCTTGCGCTTGGGCTTGCGCCTCGGCAGCGGCTTGCGCTTGCTCTTGTTCGATCTTGGCCAAGCGTGCGCGCTCGATGCGGGCTTCTTCTTCTGCCACGCGTCGTGCCTCGGCGGCCAAGCGCTCTTGCTCATTCAAATAATTGAGCATCGAGCGTTTGTGCACTGCTTCGGTTTTTGCCAAGTTCTCTTTGGCAGGGCGGAACAACTCAGCGACTGCCTTGGCCGCTTGCTTGAGTGGATTGGTTATTGAGGACTCCATGGCCTCAATTTCTTTTGCACGTTTTTTTGCGTGGCGGAGTTCTTCGCTGGCCAGCTCATACATGAGCGGGCTGTCAATCACGTAGGCAATTGCATCGTCAAGCTGCTTTTGCGTTTCGGTAGTGAGCGCGATGGCAGCGCTTGCGTCATAGGTCAGGGTATCGGTGGTTTTCATTTGGATGCGTCCTTGAGTTTTGGGGTGATGCGGTGACGTGTGCACCAGTTGCGCACGGTCAAGAGGGAACAGAAAACGGGCCAGTCGGTTTGGTCCGTGTAGTGCTTGGCCACATAGGTGCTGTCGCCTTTGAGTTGCACGGCCATGCGGTGAATGACGGGCTCTGCAAGTGCCTTCTCGTAGGCGGCGAGCTGGGGGCCCACGCTTGGATAGAGGTCGATTGAGCTTTTGATGTCCAGCAAGGTGCTCATGCCGTCCACATAGCCATAGCGGTCCAGCGTCCCGGCGTAGCCAAGCGTTTTGTTGTGCACTTGCTTTTCGATGTGCACCCACTTGGCCGCGTGGTCGGCGGAGAACTTGCGCCATGCCATGAGGTAGGGCACCAGCGCCGGGTCGAGGGCAATGAGGTCGAGCTCGCCCAAGTCGTCGAGCTCGCAGGCTTTGTGCACTGCGGTACCGAAGTCGGACGCGGCCTTGAGCACGGGCGCAGGCACCATGTCCAAGTCAGTCAATGGTTTGAGAATGGTGGTCACGCCGGGCACCACGTTGCCTTTGTAGCGGTAGGTGTGCGTGGCTTCGTCAAAGGTAAGGGCGCTCATTTGGTGCCCTTGGTAGCAAGATTGACCACGTTCTTAGCCGTCGCATAGGAATGCCCATTTGGCGAACCTTCTGCATAGACTGTTTGGCGTTTGCTCAGTGGCCACCAGTGGACGTTTACCAACCCGCCGACGACAAGAATTCGACCATCCGGGTATTGAATAACTTGCAACTCAGCCTCGCGGGCTAATCGCTTCAATGTTTGGATTTGGGTGCTCATGCCAACGCTGCCTTGATTGCAACGAAGCCCGCTTTGCTCAAGCCGTCGAGCGTGTCGCTTTGCTCAAGGCCTGCGGCTTCGCGTGCCTGCGCAACGCTCATGCCCTTGTCTTTGATCTTCTTGCCAATGTGGGCAATCTCGCCAGCGGTAGCGGGCTCAATATTGCTTTCGGCATCCACTGCCCCGGCAGGCTGTTCCGTGGGGGCGCGGCGCTGGGGTTGGGTGACGGCTGGCTTTCGGCCAGTGGCGGGCTGTTGTGGCTCAGTTGACTCTTGGCCGTCAGCGTCCAAGTCGTCGTCAGCTGCAACGCCCAGCATGGCCGTCACCATGTAGCGGCGGAAGTAGGTGATAGCTGCGCCAAACGCCTTTGGGTCGGCGGCCATGTCGCGTGCCGAGGGGATGAGCACTTCACTTGTGATGATGCCGCCGCATGCGTGCATGAGCCTGCAAGTCAGGAGCGGGCCTTGTTGGCCATGCTCGACGGTTTGAATCATTGACAAGCCGTTTGACGCGAGTGCCGGGCGTGTCTTGCTCAAGATTTCTTCGAGGTCGGCGTAACGGAATTGGTAGCTGTAACTCGACTTGGTGGTGATGGTGACGGCTCGGTTCTTCTCGATTGGCTTGAACTCGCCTTGGGCTTTGGCCAGCGCTGCCATGAGTGCGGCGGATGCGTTGTTTGGCTCTTGCATGGTGTTGGTGTCGTTGGAGGTGGTAGTCATGGAGTGGTCTTAGAAAATTGCGTAAGTGATGGAGGCCAACAAAATGGTGGCGATGGTGATGAGGGTTCTGGTGGGCATGGCAATCCAGTCCCAAGGGCCAGTGATTTGCTCGGCCAAGTCGAGCGTTTCTTGGTGGCCTTCAAGGTGATAGATGCCGCAGGTGTAGGGCGTTGGGCAGTCGCCAACGTCATGCGTGCAGTTGCAACGTGGGTTCATATCGAGCTACCCAGTTGCTTCGCTGGTGTGCCGTCCGTGGCCACGCAGCGGAGTTGGCCTTGCTCGCTCCAGCGGTGGACGTAGCCAATGCCATTGAGTCGGATGCAAAGCTCAGTTGCAGCGCGCTCGACGCGGGCTTCTTCTGAGGCCATTTGTGGGGCGCTTTGAATCTCTTGCTGGTAGAGGCGGGCGGTCTCGATGTCGTCAGGGCCATCGAGCAAATGCGAGCCAGCCAAAGCCAGTGCCAACACGGTTGCCCAAAGCCAATTCGTTGTGGTTTGGCTCAGAGTCATTGCATGCACTCGCTTTCCCAGTTGGCCACGGCCAAGTCGAGGTTGTGTTGGTCGGCTTCTGTGCGGCAGTGTTTGCGGTACTCACGCTCAAGGGCTTGAATCACGACATCTGACAAGAGGTTAAAAATCTCTTTGCCTTCTACATAGACGTGCCAGAGGTTTGAGGTCTCAGGCTCGAAGTAGCAAACCAAAGTGGCGTCGCTGTCGAGCTGGTCACAAGCAACGTATTGCTCAAGGTCCGGGTGCAGGTTGTGCGCTTGTTGCAGGCTGGTTGCTTGCGGTAAAACGGCTTGGCTTTCAATGTTCATGGTTCACTCCATTGCTTTTTCAACTGCGCTGCAAACCACGTATGCACGGGCTACAAGCCCTAAAACCCTTCGCTCTGCGTCCTGTCACGTTCGGGGTTCGTATCGCTTCCCCTCGTGTTTCGCTGTGTTTTGCTGCGATGAACCGAATTAAACCATAGTTCATTCATAAAGTCAACCATAGTTAAGTGAAGGACGAAAAAAAACCCGCATTTGCGGGCAGTTGTATGGTGTCTTCTAAGCTATCGGCAATTTGTGAAAGCCTGATTCCCGTACATACTAGTGGTGCAATTGGTTCCACCGCCGTATGAGTTTTTGAATGCGTTTCCTACCCCTTGAAGCATGTTCCCAACGGCTTGCCGTCTTGCGTATTCTTGGCGCTCGGCATCGGCAATTGCGGCTAGCCGCGCGTTCTCTTGATCTTGCGTAAGTCTTTGCGCTTCTTTTTCTTTGTCTCTAGCCTGTAGTGCTTCATGGTACCGTTTTGTACGAATTTCCAATAATTCAACAGCCCGGTCTCGGGTTATTTCTTTTTTTTCCATTCTTTCTGCATAGCTCAAAACTGATTCGTAGTAAGCGTGCGTCAGTATGTCGTTTGGAAAATAGACTTTTGATGCCAGAAGCACCTCTTTAGCCGCCTCAGAAGTTTTAATCTTCCCATCCTCGGCAGATTTAGCGATGGATGCTTCTTCTGCTCTGAATCTTTCAATATTGTTTTCTGCCCTAGAGCGCTCCATGTAGTTGGTTTGAGCCAAAGCGATAGTTGTTGAAACAAGTAGAAAAATTGAGATAAAAATTTTCATACCCGATCACTCCTCCAAGTTAAAAGAATCTTTCCAAGCACGTGAAAATCCATGCCCTGAGTTATCTCAAACGGGTCATAGGATGGGTTCATGCTTTTGGCTCTGATGACAAGCCCCGCAGCTGTTGGTATGCGTTGTAGTTGCTTGATGTAGCCATGCTCACCAATGCGGAAAAAGTAGACGCCATCGCTTGAGCAGTCTGCCACGCCCTTGTCCATTAGGAGCGGGTCGCCCGGATTGAACATTGGCTGCATGGATGAGCCGAAACCAGTGACGATGCAGAGATTGTGAATCCCTGTATTTGATGGGACATTCATCCGCAGCCATTGCTCGTCAACATTCCACGACTTAATGATTCCGGGAGGTTGCTCGTCCAGCACAAGCCCGTTGTTACCCATGGCACCAGCAACATCGTATTGAGGAATAAATCTAGTTCCATCAATGATTTCGGTGATAGTGCGAAGAGGCCCAGTAACTTCCCCTTCGCCCGTTGCTAGCCACTCAGCAGATACGCCAAGCACCCGAGCCGCCTTCTGATTGTTTGAGGCTGTGAATGCCTTTGTCTTCCCGTCAAATGCCTTTTTAGTTGCCTGATAGGAGATGCCAAGCTCATCGGCAAGCATCTGGACGGTGCACCCAGATTGCTTGAGTGCAAGCCTTAATCGTTCGCTGTAATCAACCATAGTTGCCAATCCTATCCTGTAGTAACTGAACAATAGTTGCTTTTACACCTGAACTATGGTTTAATCAAGTTCATGAGCAACATTTCTAAACAAGAAGCCATCGCACTGTTGGGCGGCTCCGTAAAGAGCGCATCACAGGCCATTGGCTGCACAGTCCAAGCAATTTACAAGTGGCCAAACATTCTGTCTTCGCGCATAGCGGATAGGGTGATTGCTGCACAGATACGAACGCAAAGCGCTCGCCGTCGCAAGTCAACAACAGGGCGGGCCTAAGCCATGGCTGGCGACTGGATCAAGATGCGCGTGGACTTGGCAACAAGTCCAAAGGTTGTACGCATGGCGTCCGCATTGTGTGCGGACAGGTTGCGCGTGATTGGTGGACTTCATGCGGTCTGGTGTCTGTTCGATGTGCACTCAACAGACGGACAGCTTGACGGGTACACGCTCGAAGCGCTCGACGAAATGATTGGTTTTTCGGGTTTTGGCGCTGCAATGTCATTAGTTGGATGGCTCGAAGATGGTGGCGATTTCCTTTGTACGCCACGGTTTGACGAGCACAACGGCCAGTCAGCCAAGCGCCGAGCTACCGAAACAGAGCGCAAACGAGAGGCCCGCAAGATGTCCGCACCAGATGCGGACAAAAAGCGGTCTAGAGAAGAGAAGAGAAGAGAAGATATATCTTCTACTGACGTAGAAGATAAGAGCGCAAGCGCACAGCGGGCCAAGCCCGCCGTTGTCACCCAACCCGAAGGCGTAAGCGATTTGGTTTGGCAAGATTTTTTGGCCGTTCGCAAAGCCAACCGCGCACCGCTCACACAAACCGCTCTTGATGGCATTGCACGCGAGGCCAGCAAAGCGGGCATCACCTTGGCCAAGGCTTTGTCGATTTGTTGTACACGTGGATGGCGCAGTTTTAACGCGGGGTGGAAGTGGGATGACACCCAGCCCGACCAATTCCGTGTTGATGTGGCGAGGGCGACGGTGCCTGGCAGCAATATGCCTGACCCAGCACTCGAAAAAATCAAGCGTGATGCGCAAAAAGCGGTACCGCCGCCAGCCCACATCCGTGAGCAAATGCAAAGCCTGCGAGGGGTGGCGTGACATGCGGACCTGTAACGAGCTTGGCGTGTGCCAGTCCCGAGAGTGCTTTGATTGCTTGCCCAGCGTGCGAGTCATCCAAGAAACAGCGATTCAGTGGGGTCTACAACCTCAAGTGCCTCACATGCTGCGCCAGGCTGGTGCTCAGTGCGCACCCGGACAAGAAGCAAGCCTCTGCCATGTTGGGGGCAATCGCTCGATTCAAGCAGGCCCCTTCGCGGGAATCCGTTTTGGGGTGCGTACGCCAACACCTGACGAAACAACTTTGAGCGCTGACGAGGTGTTGCATGCAATGCGCGAGGGCATCTTATGAAAGCAATGCTTGTAAAGACCGACAACGGCTTGCGCGGCTCGACAGCGACAGACCACGATGCGTGGGAGAAGTTCAAGCGCCGTTTGCTCACGTTGAAGCCAGGCACTTTCCTGCGCATGGAGTGGGTGAGACCACGCAACGGTAAGCACCACCGAAAGCTCTTTGCCTTGCTCACGCTGGTGGCCGAAAACTCCGAGACCTACGACACAACGAAAAAAGCGTTGGTGGCCGTCAAGTTGGTAACTGGCCATTGCGAGCCATTCATTGACCCCAAGACGGGTGAATTGATGCAGTTGCCAAAGTCGATTTCATACGACTCGATGGAACAAGACGAGTTTGACGAGTTCTATTCCGCTGCGATTGATGGCGTGCTCCGCCACATCCTGCCGCACCTGGACAAAGTGCAGGCCGAGCGATTGATTGAAATGATTATTCAGGGGTGGGCATGAAGGGTAGAACGCCAAACAAGGCTGAGAAGTCTTTTCACAACGCCGTGGCCGCGCTGGGTTGCATTGCTTGCCGTGAAGACGGCATCTTTACCGAGCTGGTGAGCATTCACCACATTGATGGCCGCACCAAGCCTGATGCGCACATGAAGGTGTTGCCGCTTTGCGCTGGCCATCACCAAGACAACACGGGCATGCCCGGATTGATTGCCGTGCACCCATGGAAAAAGCGCTTTGAAAACCGCTATGGCACCCAGCTTGAGCTTTTGGCCAAGTGCATGGAGTTGGTGGAGGTGTGCCAATGAAGCGAATGCTCGACATGGAGGATTTCCCGGTCGGAACCCGCGTTGCTACGCCAAGCGGTCGCACTGGGACGGTGACGAAGCACCGTGGTGCTGAAAGCAAGTTTGACCACTTTCAGCGCATCACCGTGGTGTTCGATGGTGGCAAGCGCAATGACATGGTGACTTTGCAGCCGCACTTGCTCGCCAAATGTCCGCCGCTGCAATGAGCGAAGCCAAGAATCAAAAGATGCAAGTCACCTTACCTTTCCCGCCCAAAGAGTTGAACCCAAACCAAAAGCCGCACTGGGCCGTGCTCGCGCGCATCAAGAAAAAGTACCGCGAACTGAGCTGGGTGCTATCCCTCAAATCCGGCCTGACACCAGAGGCCATTGAGGGATGGAAGCAAGCCGACGTGCACCTCAACTTCTTTGCGCCAGATCGCCGCGCCCGTGATGGAGACAACATGCTCGCCGCCATGAAGGCCGGGCTCGATGGAATCTCCGACGCACTGGGGATGGACGACAAACATTTCAAAGTGACCTTCGACGTGTCAGACGACATCGGCGGCATGGTCAAAGTAACCGTAACCAAGAGCTTGAGCATGGACAACAACTACAAGTCGGGCAACACCCGCATCCCCAAGGCCCGCCCAATCAATACCGACATTCTTTCTGGTGACTACGACGGCAAAGAGCTGCGCCCCTATGAAGGCCGACCCGGTGCCAACGACGCGCTTGCACTGCCAAGCCGAATTGGCAATGAGCTTCACTACCGTGATGGCCGCGAGGTGGAAGCATGAGTACCAAGAACACAGGCGTGACAGCGTTTCCGTCGAAAGACCTGCCGTATAGCCCCGACGACCATAAGGGAATGACCTTGCGCGACGACTTTGCATCCAAGGCGATGCAAGGTCTTATTGCGGCAGATGTTGAATTTACGATGTCTCCAAGGGTCGTCGCGAAGCTGGCCTATTCGCAAGCAGATGCCATGCTGGAAGCGAGGGGCGAATGACTAAGTTGCCACGCCTGCCAAGAGCCGGAAACGTTCTCGAAGCCAAGTACACCGCCAAACAAATGCGCGACTACGCCCACAAGTCGGTGGCGCAATCAAACGCAACAAAGCAGGAGCCAGCACCATTGCCAGAGAAGTGCCAGCACGGCATTCGCTGGGAGCGTCGATGCTTCGCTTGCGACAAGGGGCAGCCATGAAGAAGCGCCAACGCCGTGTGGGCATCCACCCATTCATCAAGCAGGCCATCCGCGCCAAGTGGCGCTCAGAGACCGTGAAGGCTGAGATTCATAGCTTCATGGGGGAAGACAAGCAAAAACTCATGGATTACGCCTCCGTGCTGTTCTTCGTGGCTGGTGGGTGCGCTTTGTGGCTTGAATGGACGGGTGACGAGCCAGACTTTCGCATCCTGCGCGGCTCCGTCAATGCTTTGGATGACATGAACGAGCGCGAAGGCATCACTCATGAAGACCGTGGAGCCATTCACAGCGGGATGCTCGCTGCCCAACGCATTCTTGAAATCACGCCCGAAGAAGTGGTCAACGATGCCGCGCTCCTGTATGCCGAGCGCAGCCGTGGCTATAAAGCGGCGACCAAACGACTATGACCAGCAACCTCACCGCCAAGAACGAAGAATTCGCCGCAGGCATTGCGTCGGGTCTATCCCAAGCGCAAGCCTACCGTCATGCTTTCCCGCAGTCCGTGCGCTGGAAAGACAAGACCGTGCATGAGAAGGCCAGCCGACTCGCAGCTGACGGCAAGGTAAAGGCAAGGATTCAGGAACTTTTGGACAAAGCCGCCGATGCGAACGACGTGACGATTGAGCGAATCGTGGCTGAGGTGGTCAAGGTGGCATTTGCCAACCAGCGCGACTTGATGAACTGGGGACCCCAAGGTGTGAAGCTCAAGCCCAGCGAGGAATTGAGCGACGAGCAAGCCGCCGCCGTGTCAGAGGTGAGCGAGACCACCAGCGCCACGGGTGGCAGCTTGAAGCTCAAGACGCATGACAAGCTGGGAGCGCTGCGCTTCTTGGCTGAGTTGAAGGGCTACTTGGTCAAGAAGCAGGAGATCACCGGGGCCAACGGCAAGGACTTGATGCCAGAAGCGCCAAAGGGTGTGCTCATCGTGCCCGGCGTGATGAATGAAGCCGACTGGGAGACCATGATGGCCAACCGGGCGAAGGGCAACGCGTGATTGCTGCGACCGAGTGGAAGCCGCTGCCCGGCGCTCAATTCCAGTTTCTGACCTGCCCGGTGTTTGAGGCTTTGATGCACGGCACGCGTGGTGGTGGTAAGACTGACACGCTCTTGATGAGCTTCGCCCAGCATTGCGGCAAGGGCTTTGGTGAACATTGGCGTGGTGTGCTCTTTCGTTTGACCTACCCGCAGCTGGCTGACGTGGTGGCCAAGTCGCGCCGCTGGTTCTCGCAGTTTTTCCCGGAAGCCAAATTCAACAAGGCTGACTATTACTGGGAGTGGCCAACGGGTGAAATGCTGTTCTTTCGGTATGGCGCGAGCGAAGACGACTATTGGAACTATCACGGCCACGAATACCCGTGGCTTGGCTTTGAGGAATTGACCAACTGGCGTGACCTGAGCTTCTACGAGGCGATGCAATCGACCTGCCGCTCAAGTTTCCCCGGCATGCCGCGCATGGTGCGTGGTACCTGCAACCCGTTTGGCAAGGGCCACGGCTCCGTCAAAGAGCGCTTTCAGCTTGGCCGTGATGGTTCGCCATCTGGCACGGTGCTGCGCTTGGAAGGGGAGAAGCCACGCGTCGCCATCCGCTCGACCATTTACGAGAACAAGGTTCTCTTGGCCAATGACCCCGATTACTTGGCCACGCTCGAAGCGCTCAAGGACCCCAACCGCCGCAAGGCTTGGCTCGAAGGTGACTGGGACATCCACGTGGGCAGCTTCTTGGAAGGCGTGTGGGATGCCAAGCGCCATGTGGTTGAGCCGTTCCCTATTCCATCGACGTGGAAGGTGTGGAAGGCAATGGACTGGGGTTATGCCCGGCCCTATGCCGTGTTGTGGTTTGCAATGGACCCGGACGGTGTGCACTACATCTGGCGCGAGCTCTACGGTATTGGCGAGAAGCCCAACGAGGGCAGCCGTGAGCATGCAGGCAAGGTGGCCACAAAGATCAAGAACATGGAAGAACGCGACGAGCGCATGGGGTACGAGTACCGCATGAACTTGGCCGACCCTGCCATCTTTTCCAAGATCGGTGCGGACCGCTCTATTGGCCAGATATTCCGTGAGACAGGGGTGAAGTGGCAAGAGGCATGGAATGCCAAGGGCTCACGCGTGAACGGTGCCCAAGAAGTCATCCGGCTTTTGTCCGAGAACAAGCTCAAGGTGTTTTCAACCTGCAAGCACTGGCTTCGCACTGTCCCCAGCATCCCGCCTTCGGACGACAACCCGGAAGACGTGGACACCGACGCAGAAGACCACGCATGGGACACCACGCGCTATGGCGTGATGCGCCGCCGCCGCTCGCCAGAGAGTGAACAAATGTCCGTTGACTATGACGAACCGACACAAAAATACGACGACGACACATTCAGGATGAAGGTATGAACTTGCCCCAAGATAACGCTAACTCAACGCAGTACGAACAACCCAAGCCGGATGAATTGGCTAAGACTTGGGGCAAACGTATCAGCAGCGCCCTTGCGTACTGGGACAAGTTTCACAAGCGCGTGCGCCACAACCGCAAGACCGTGGCTGGCTTTGACTGGACCAAAGACCCAGATAGCAAAGACTTCTACAAGCTGCGCGCCAACCTGATTCACGGCACCATCACCGCCGTGTTGCCCAGCATCTACGCCCGCAACCCTGAGATCAGCGCGACCCCCATCTACAAGTCCGACAACCTCAAGTTGTTTTGCAAGACGCTGGAGACCGTGACCAACCGTTGCTTGGATGAAGCCAAGCTCAAGGCCCGTGCCAAAGCCACCGTGCGCAGCGCGCTGACATCGAGCTTTGGCGTGGTCAAGGTGATGTACCAGCGCGACATGCAGCAAGACCCATTGATTCAATCGCGCATCAATGACACCCAAGACAACATTCAGGAGATCGAGCGCCTGATCGCCACGATTGACGACCCAGACCAGCGCAGTGATTTGGAGTCCAACAAAGAGCAGTTGAACCAGACCATGCAGGCGCTCAAAGAGAAGGTGGAAGTCACCGCCTCAGAGGGCTTGGTGATTGACCGCGTGTTGACCGACCACCTCATCATCGACCCAAGCGTTTGCGAGTTTGATGACTACCGCGACGCAGGCTGGATGGCCCAGATTATTCCAATGAAGCGCAGCGAGGCAGAGGCCCGCTACAAGATGAAGTTGGACAAGGCCAAGGCATACACAGACAACCAGCAGATGCCCAAGAAAGATGGCCGCATTGCCACGGGTGCTGCGAGCTTGGAAGAAGACAAGCAAATCGCCGTGATTGAGATTTGGGACAAGACCAGTGACCGCATTTACACCATGGCCGAGGGTTGCGATTACTGGCTCCGTCCTCCTTTCTCGCCCAAGAAGTCGGGCTCGCGTTGGTTCCCATTCTTCTTGCTGCCGTTCCAAGTGGTCGATGGCCAGCTCATTGCGCCGAGCTTGGTTGACCTGACCGAACGACTGCAAGACGAGCACAACGACGCACGTGACCGCTTCAACAAGCACCGCAACTTGTGTTTGCCCGGCTGGATTGCTGGCTCCGATGTCAACGACAAGTCCATCAAGCGCTACACGGACAGCGAGCTTGGCGAAATCACCATCATTGACACCGAAGGCAAGCCGCTTTCGCAAGTCATTCAGGCTCGCCAGCATCCACCCATTGACCCCGTGGTCTACGACACCAGTGCCGTGCGCTACGACTGGGAGCAAGTCACTGGGTTGCAAGATGCCGCACGCTCTAGCGTTGTCACGCCCAAGACTGCAACCGAGGCCAGCATCATGCAGCAAAGCCTATCTGGTCGCGTGTCCGAGTTCCGTGATGGCGTGGAAGACTGGTTGCAAGAGCTGGCTCAGTACGCCGCTCAAATCTTGCTGCAAGAGCTCACGCCTGCGCAAGTTGAGCGAATCATGGGTCCATCCGAAGAACAGAGCATTGACACGGGTGGCCAGCAAATGATTGTTGAGGTGAAGTCCTACGACTGGCCGCAGCTCACCAAAGACCAAGTGTTTGAAATGGTCCAGCTGCAAATCCGCGCTGGCACTACGGGTGCGCCCGACAAGTTGGAGCAGCAAGAGAACTGGTCCCGCGCCTTGCCAATCATTCAAGGCTTGGTGACTCAAATCCTGCAAGTGCGAGCGCAAGGCATGGATGCCGAGCCCCTTGTCAATCTCTTACGCGAAAGTCTCAAGCGCTTTGACGAGCGCCTTGACGTGGAGCAATTCATTCCGAAGGCTCCACAACAAATGCAGATGCCTGCCATTCCCGGCATGCCTGCCACCGGGCCCATGGGCCAACCACAACAAGTTTCTTAACCACCAACTCAGAAAGACCACTCCATGCCACTTTGGAAACAGCGCCAGTTTTCCCGATTGATGAACCCAGCCGATGAAGGCTCAGACCTTGGCGGCGGATCAAGCGCACTGGAAAACGCCATCGACCAAGTTGGTGGGGCCGCCAACACAGACACCCCGGTAGACACCAGTGCAGAGGCATCCGCATCAAGCGAGACACCACAAGGCGGTGCCGATACCTCTGTGAATGATGACCTGCCAACAGACAAGCCGCAGTCGTCGCGCATGAAGGCATTGCTCGACACGCTATCTGGCGACAAGCCTGCCGAGCAGCCTGCCGCCCCCAAGGTGGAAGTGCCTGCCGACGAAGAAGCCGCCAACACAGACGACAAGCCTGCCGTCGCTGGCGACGCGACAAAGACCGTCGAGCAAGAAGAAAGCGAATTGCTCGAAGGCGTGAAGTCCGAGCGCGGCAAAGAGCGCATCCGTCAAGTGTTCGCAGAGCGCAAGCAGCTAGAGCAAGACGTGACCGAGTTCAAGCAGTTGGTGACATCCACGGGCATGACACCGCAAGACTTTGCGCAGACCTTGGAGTTTGGCCGCTTAATGAACTCGGGCAAAGAGACCGACTTGCGCGTGGCCTTGGAAATGATCGAGGGCCAGCGTGCCGCGTTGTATCAAAAGTTGGGTGTGGAAGCGCCGGGCATTGACTTGCTCGAAGGCCAAGACGACCTCAAGGCAGCGGTGGACAACATGGAGATCACGCGCGACAAGGCCGTGGAGTTGGCCAAGTACCGCAAGACCGAAGCTGCCAAGACGCAGCAGGCCCAGCAAGTGCAGCAAACGCAAGAGCAGCACCAGCAGTACCAGCAGACCGTGCAAACCGCTGCAAGCGCCATGGAAACCTACCTTGACACGCGCAAGAACGAGGTGGACCACCCAGCGCGCATGAAGGCAATCAGTGAGCACTTTCGCAACCCTGCCAACCTGCAAGCCTTCGTGAGCACCTACCAGCCAAACCAGTGGGCCGCCACCATCAAGATGATGTATGACGGCATCGTGGTGCCCAAGGCTCCAGTGGTGACGCATGAGCAACCCATGCGCTCACGCCCGGCCACGCTTGGCACGCCAACCGCTTCATCCGCAAATCCCATCGACCGCCTCGCGCAGCGTATGGACAACATGGGCTTGTGAGCCTCAACGTAACTGAAAGAAAACACCATGGCATTGACCGACTTAAAAATCACCAAGGCAGAAGCCAAGAAGGAATCCAAGGAATACGCCCTTGCTGGCCCCGGCGAAGGTGAGCGCTATTCATACGGCACGCGCCTGACGCTGGACGATGCAGAGCTCAAAAAGCTGGGTATCACAGAGCTGCCAGCCGTGGGCACCGTGCTCATGTTTGAAGCCAAAGCCAAGGTGATTAGCTCGCGCCAATCAGCAAGCGAGAACTCGAACAACCGAAGCATTGAATTGCAAATCACGCACATGGACTTGGAGCTCGACGAGCTTGACGAGGAAGTGGACGAGGGCGAGTTGACCCGTGGCCAAGCGGGTGCAATGAGCAAGGTTGCAAAAAAGATGCAATCAATGTGAACAAATATCCGTCGGTGTATTGACTGACGCATATATTTGTTTTTACCAAGTCCTGCATCGTTGTGGTGACTGAGTTGTAAAGAGCGTAAGCGGAGTTCGCCAGCCGCAACAACCCAGCCATTACTTCGATGCGGAACATGCCTCAATTACCGCTGTCACCGCTGGGGTCGCGTCCAGTAGCGCAAAGCGTCTTGGCAAAAGCTGTACCCGAAGTCGCGTCGGGAGCCGAGAAGCTGAATCGAAGGGTTTGCGTCCCTTCACGGCATGAAAGGTGTTTTTTAACTTTTCATTCGGAGCAGTGACATGCCTATTTCAAACGCAGACTTGCAAGAGCTGGCCAAAGTATCTTTGGACGAATACTTGCGCAACATGCCCGTGGACCAAATCGCCACGGAGCGCCCTTTGCTGAAAAAACTCATGGAAGGTCGCAAGTCCTTCATGGGTGCCCGTCAGAACGTTGTGGAGAACATCCGCAAAGACTACGGCAGCAACTTCAACTGGGCATACGGCGAAGCAGCCGTGGCCTTCAACAAACGCAACACCACTGAGCAAGCCGCATTCCCATGGCGTCGTGCTGTTGATGGCTTGTACCTCGACTATGACCGCTTGTTTGGTGCTGGCATCAAAGTGCGCGAAGGCGACAAGGGTGCATTCAAGCTGGAGCAGAACGAGAAAGTTCAACTGTTGAACTTGCTCGACGAGCAGATGGAGTCTTTGAAAGAAGGCTTCATGCAAAAGCTGGACATGGAATTGCACCGCAGCGGCACCCAAAGTGCTGACGCTGTGACTGGCTTGGATTCCTTGATCTCCATTGCGCCTACGACTGGCGTTGTGGGTGGCTTGGACCGTGCGAGCGCTACTTACTGGCGCAACTACGCTGAGACCGCGATTCAAACTGGAACCGCTGGTACGTTGGCTCAACGCATGGAATTCGCATGGCGCAAGGCTATCAAGCACGGCGGCTCGCCCAACTTCATCTTGGCTGGTGGCAAGTTCATTGACGCGTACCGCAAGGAAATCACCGTCACGAACATGGCCGATGCCAAGAGCGTCAAGACGCTCGATGCGGGTGTGGGTTCTGGTGTGAACACTGGTTTGTTCTTCAAGGGCGTGGAAATCATTTGGGACCCCTCATTTGAAGACCTCGACGCTTTGGAAACTCCAACCGTCCAGTGGGAAAAGCGCTGCTACTTCTTGAATACCAAGTATTTGAAGTTGCGCGACGACGACATGGACATCGTGACGCCTATCCGTCCTCACGACGTGTTGGCCATGTACGCGATGGTCAACTTGCGCTTGGCTCTGTCCTTGAGCCGCAGCAACGCGCAAGCTGTCCTCGCAATCGCCTAACCAGTGATTGAGTCACCCCGGCAGATTCAACCCTGCCGGGGTTTTTTGAAACCGAGAGCAATGCGAGGTATGCAATGAGCAATGTGAATGTCCCCCTGATTAACGTCACCATCCGACGTGATGCAAACACCATCACCCCAGTGACCATTCCCCCTTACGAAATGATCGTTCTGCGCAAGCTGTTCGGCAAAGAGAACGTGTCAGAAGGCGATGCCGCTGGCGTGATTTCTATTGACGGCGATGGCGAGTTCGAGCGCTTGAGTGCCAAGTACGGCAGCGACGTGGTTGCCAACGTGTATGGCGACGACGAAGGCGCACGCTTGGCCGAGTTGGTTGAGAAGGTTGTCGTTGAAGACGAGCCTTTGGCAAAACAAGCCGCAGGCAAAAAAGCCGCACCAGCCACCGACACACAAAACGCCTAAGCGGCGGGTTTAGAGGGAGACCTTATGCAGCCGCAAGCGTATCAACGCACTACCG